CACAAACGAAGGAAGTAAAGAACGTGCCGATTTAATTAAAAAGATTAACGGACAATACGGAACTACTTTAAAAAATATTAAAGACGAAGCTAAATTCCAAGAATCGTTAAACAAAGAATTAGCATCTTACTTAGAATATCAGAAAGCAAAATATAAATTACAAAAAAACGAAGAACTAATTGTAAAGAATCTTGAAAAACAAGATGAACTTGCTTCTAAAATTGCTAAATCTAAAAAAGACGAAGCTAAAGCAAGAAAAGAACAAGCGGATAGTGGCGGTTCAAATGCTATAATGTTAAGAGCAATTAATTCTCAGGTTGAACTTCAAGGAAGATTAAATAAAGAATTAGAAGACGCACAAAAACGTTTTGAATATTATGGTTCAGCAGCAAACAATGCATCAGCAAAAGTAGACAAACTTACTAATAGCGGAACTAAATATGTTGAGCAAACTAAAGACAAAGTTGATAAGGTAGAAAAAAACAACGACAAAGAATTTGAAAGTTATGATAAATTAGAATATAAAAAAGCTCAGTTATTAAAACATTCAGAACTTACTTTACAAGGACATATTAATGAAACAGTAAAACTTCAAACGGATGCAGCGGAACACGAATTAGCAATACTTGAAGCTAAAGCAACAAGAGCTGCTCAAATAGATGAAGCATCACATTCTAAAAAAGTAGAATTAGCAAAAGCAGGATTAAGTGCTATTGCACAAATAACAGAACTATTTGGAAAGAAAAGCGAGAAAGCAGCAAAACAAGCATTTAAGATTCAGAAGGCTGCAAATATTGCATCAGCGTTAGTAACTACTTACCAAAGTGCAACTGCGGCTTACGCTTCTCAATTCACGCCTTTACCTGACCCAAGTTCTCCTGTTCGTGGAGCAATCGCAGCAGGTATTGCAATAGCATCAGGTTTAGCAAATGTAGCTAAAATTGGACAACAAAAATTTGAAGGTGGCGCACCAAGTGGTGGCGGTGGAGGTGGCAATAATGCAGGTGGTGGTAGCACTGTTGTATCTCCAAACTTTAACGTGGTAGGTAACTCAGGAATCAATCAGTTAGCACAACTTCAACAAACACCAACGAAGGCTTATGTAGTTTCAGGAGATATGTCAACTGCACAAAGTTTAGATAGAAACAGAATTGAAAATGCAACATTAGTCAAATAATTAAGTTTATAAATTATGAAAATCGTAGAATTAGTAATAGACTCAAAAGATGAATTAAGCGGGATTGACGCAGTTTCTGTAGTTCATTCTCCAGCGATAGAGGAAAACTTTATTTATCTAGCAAAACACGAAGTAGAGTTAAAAGAAATAGACGCAGAGAAACGCATTCTTATGGGTGCTGCATTAGTTCCTAATAAACAAATCTACAGAGTAAACGAAAAGACGAAAGAAGAATACTACATATACTTTTCAGAGGACACAGTTCGTAAAGCATCAGAGTTATTCTTAATGAACTCAAATCAAAACAACGCTACATACGAACACGACAAGAAACTGAAAGGAATGTCAGTAGTAGAAAGTTGGATTATTGAAGATTCTAAACAAGACAAGTCAGCTAAATACGGATTTGACTTACCTAACGGAACTTGGATGATATCAATGAAGGTAAACAACGAGGAAGTTTGGCAAGATGTTAAAGCAGGTAAAGTAAAAGGATTCTCTATTGAAGGTTACTTCGCTGACAAGTTAGAAATGTCAATGTTAAGTGGAGAAGATTTATTATTGGAACAAATCAAACAAATAATTATTGAAGATGGCAAAATTTAAAACACCTAGTTACTCTAGTCCAAAAGGTGGCAAAAGAGGATGTCTGTGCGAAAACGGAAAATACTCATCTAAATGTTGTGATGGTAGTCTTCAAGCACAAGGCATAGGAATGACTACAGGAACTGAAAATGTTTCTGTAACAATTAGTTCAGGTACTACATTAATTATTCGTCAAAACGGATAAAAACGCAACAAAGCAAGTATTAACAAGTTTATATAATATCTAATTAAAAACAATTTATGAAAAATAGCACAATTAACAAAATCAAAGCACTTCTAGGAATGGAAGTGAGTTTAGAAATGATGAAGTTAGCAGACGGAACAACTGTTCTTGAAGCAGACGCATTTGAAATGGACAACGAAGTATTTATCGTTACTCCTGATGAGCAAAAAATTCCTTTACCAATCGGTGAATACGAATTAGAGAATGGAATGATTTTAGTAATAGAAGTAGAAGGAATGATTAAAGAAGTTAAAGAAGCTCCAATGGCTGAAGAAGTTATGCCTGAAGATGAGGTTGCTCCTGAAGTTCCTGTAGCTGCTGCTGAAGAAGTTACTGCACCAAAGAAAACTATCGAATCTGTAGTTAAAGAAACATTCTTTTCAGAAATCGAAGCATTAAAAACAGAAAATATTGAATTGAAAGCTAAATTGGAATTGCTTTCTAAAGTTGAAGAAGTTGCAGTTGAAGCAATCGAACTTTCAGAAGAACCAAAACCAATTATGCACAATCCTGAAAACACGAAACCAGTAGAGATGTTTAAGTTTGCACAAAACAGAACTAAAACTTCTTTGGATTCAATCTTTGAAAAATTAAACAAATAATATTAACTAACAAACATTTTTTAAAATGGCAACTACAACATCAATTACTACTACTTACGCTGGAGAATTTGCAGGTAAGTACATTGCCGCAGCTTTATTGTCTGCACCAACATTAGAACAAGGTGGTTTAACTATTCACCCGAATGTAAAATACAAACAAGTTATCCAAAAAGTTGGAACTGACGGAATTGTTAAAGATGCGTCTTGTGATTTTACTGCAACATCTACATTGACTTTGACTGAGAAAGTTCTTCAACCAGAAGAGTTCCAAGTTAACTTACAATTGTGTAAAAAAGATTTCCATTCAACTTGGCAAGCTGCTGAAATGGGATATTCTGCATTTGATGTACTTCCTAAATCTTTCTCTGATTACCTTATCGGATATGTTGCAAACAAAGTAGCTTCATCTATGGAATCTACAATTTGGACAGGAGTTAACGCTACTGCAGGTCAATTTGCAGGAATTATGACACAATTGACTACAGACGCTGCTTTACCATCTGCACAAGAAGTTGCAGGTACATCAGTTACTGCTGCTAACGTTGTTGCTCAAATTGGTTCTATTGTTGATGCTATTCCTTCACGTTTGTACGGACAACCTGACTTAAAATTGTACCTTTCTCAAAACATCGTTAAAGCATATATTCGTGCTTTAGGTGGATTTGGTGCTTCAGGATTAGGTGCTAATGGTACTAACAATCAAGGAACACAATGGTACACAAACGGTAGTCTTTCTTTTGATGGTTTGCCAATCTTTATGGCTAACGGATTAGCTGACAATACAGGTGTTGCTACTACAACTTCTAACCTTCACTTCGCAACAGGTTTGTTGAACGATATGAACCAAGTTAAAGTTTTAGATATGGCAGATTTGGACGGTTCAGAAAACGTTCGTGTAGTTATGCGTTTTACTGCAGATGCTAAATACGGATTTGCTGAGGATATCGTTACTTACGGAATCACAAACTCTGCTAACTAATATTAACAGACATTAATTTAAAGGGGAGGTCAAATGCCTTCCCTTTTTTGTTTCACTTAAAAAATATATAAAAAATGGCTTGTGATATTGCAAATGGTAGATTAGAAGTATGTAAAGATGCCATCGGTGGCATTGATGCAATCTACTTTATCAACTTCGGAGATTACGTTTATCCAACGGATGTGGCTTATGTAGCATCTACGGACACTATTGATACAATTGCTAACGTATCAACACTTTACAAATTTGAATTGAAAGGTACAAATACTTTCGACCAAGTAATTACTTCTTCTCGTGAGAACGGAACATCTTTTGTAGAGCAAACACTTTCAGTTACGCTTAAAAAACAAGATGCTGCTACACACAAATTAGTTAAATTATTGTCTTACGGACGTCCTAACATCGTAGTTAGAAATCGTAACAATCAGTTTTTCTTAGCAGGACTTGAATACGGAATGGAGTTAACTACTGCAAATGTTTCTACAGGTACTGCAATGGGAGATATGAATGGTTACACATTGACATTCGTAGGAGCTGAGAAATTGTTAGCTAACTTGTTAGATGCTTCTTCAGAAGCTGACTTAACAGGAAGTGCTGGAGATGTATTCGGAGTAACGACAACAATCGTATCTGCATAATAGATTCTTTTTCATAGTTTGATTAGGGGTGGCTTCGGTTACCCCTTTTTATTTGCAACAAAAACGTATTATTTAAGTTTATAATGTATGATAGTATTAACACCTTCTACATCAGCTCAGACTTTTTCGTTTATTCCTCGATTTGAGAATTACACAACGATGGCAATAACTGACGAACAAACAAATGTAACTACAACAGTTGCTATTACAAGTTCAACTCAAAGTGGCTATGTAAATAAGATAACTGCAACATTTGCTTTGAAAAACAATCACACCTATACACTTTTACTAAGTGCAGGTTCTACTATCTGTCATAAGGATAAAGTTTTCTGCACAAATCAAAACATCGCAGACTTCTCTGTAAATAACGGAACATATACTTCTAACGCTACCACAAACACTTTCATAGTTTATGAGTGATAACTTACATATACTGAGCTTAAGTGCTTACACAACGCCTACAATCCAAGAATCTAAAAGAGAAAATTGGGTTGAGTATGGTGAAGACAATAACTACTATTCTTTTTTGATAGATAGATACACGAACTCTACTACAAATAATGCTATTATAAACAATATTAGCAGACTTGTTTATGGAAAAGGACTATCTGCTTTAGACGCTAATCGTAAGCCTTCTGAGTATGCTCAAATGATGGCATTGTTTAGCAAGGATGATATTCGTAAAATGGTATTAGATAGAAAGATGTTAGGTCAATTTGCTATCCAAGTACATTATAACGATAAACACGATAAAATTTTAAAGGCGTATCATATGCCAGTGAACTTAATTCGTGCTGAGAAATGTAATAAAGACGGAGAAATTGCAGGATATTACTATTCTGACGATTGGACAGATGTTAAGAAATTTAATCCTGTTCGTTATTCTGCGTTTGGTATGTCAAAAGATAAGGTAGAGATTCTATTCTCTAAACCTTATTCGGTTGGAATGAAATACTATTCTTATCCTGACTATCAAGGTTCAGTTCCATATGCACTTTTAGAAGAAGAAATTGCAGATTACTTGATAAACGAAGTACAAAACGGATTCTCAGGAACTAAAGTAGTCAACTTTAACAACGGAGTGCCTACTGAAGAACAACAAGCAATGATTACTTCTAAAGTAATGAATAAGCTAACAGGTTCTAGAGGTCAAAAAGTTATCGTAGCATTCAACGACAACTCGGAATCAAAGACAACTGTTGATGATATTCCTTTAAATGATGCTCCTGAACACTACACATACTTATCAGAGGAATGTTTACGTAAGATTATGTTAGGTCATAACGTGACTTCTCCACTATTATTTGGAGTTGCTAGTTCAAATGGATTCAGTTCTAATGCAGACGAGCTTAAAAACTCTGCTATCTTGTTTGACAATATGGTTATTCGTCCAATGCAAGAGGAGTTATGTGAAGCATTCGATGAGATTTTATCATTTAACGGAATCAGTTTAAAACTATTCTTTAGAACATTGCAACCTTTAGAGTTTACAGACCTTGAAAACACGCAAACTGCAGAACAAGTAGTTGAAGAAACAGGAACAGACGGAACTGCTTTAAGTAAAATAGACAAGCAAATTGCAGATGCATTAATTGAATGTGGTGAAGTAGTAGATGAAAATTGGATATTGATTGATGAGTTTGAAGTTGATTACGACCAAGAAGATGAAATTGACTTAGAGATTGAAAATGCAAACAATAAAAAACAATCTTTATTGTCTAAAATCTACAATTTTGTAAGCACTGGAACTGCTAATCCAAGAGCTAAATCAGAACAAGATGCAGTAGTTGATGGATTCAAGTTCATCACAAGATATCGTTACGAAGGTGGCGTAAAAGACAACACAAGACCATTTTGCAGAAAGATGGTTGCTGCTAATAAAGTATATCGCAAAGAAGATATTATTAGAATGGGTTCTCAAGTAGTCAACGCAGGTTGGGGTGCTAGAGGAGCTGACACATACGACATATTCCTTTACAAAGGTGGAGGTGCTTGTCATCATAAATGGATGCGTCAAACATTTGTAGCATTTGAACAAGGACGAGGAATAGACCCATTAAGTCCTAATGCAAAAACAATCAGTACAAACAAAGCAGAGAAAGCAGGTTATCGTGTTAGGAATCCACAAGAAGTTGCGATGCGTCCTGTAGATATGCCGAATCAAGGATTTTTACCTAAAAACAATTAACAATGGCAGAAGCTCTATTTATAACTCGTGACGACATCGTAAAATATACTGCGTTAAATGGAAACGTTGATACGGATAAGTTTATTCAGTTTATCAAGATAGCACAAGATATTCACATACAGAATTACTTAGGTTCTAAACTATTTCAAAAGTTACAAGCGGATGTTATTGCTAATACTCTTTCAGGTAATTATTTGAGTTTGGTTACTACTTATGTTAAACCAATGTTGATACACTGGGGAATGGTTGAGTATCTTCCTTTTGCAGCTTATACAATCGCAAACAAAGGAGTTTACAAACATTCATCTGAGAACGCTGAGAACGTAGATAAAAACGAAGTTGACTACTTACTCGAAAAAGAAAGAAGTATTGCTCAACATTACACAGAAAGATTCATAGACTATATGTCATTTAATCAGACTTTGTTTCCAGAATTTAGAGCAAACAAGAATAACGATATGTTCCCTGATTCAATGAATAATTACACAGGTTGGTATATATGAAAAAGAAAAGACCTACGGGAATTACTTACAAACCTAAAGAAACTAATGTAGAGAAACTTCGTGTTTTTCTAGCTAAACTAAATAAAAACGAAAATGGCAAATAGTAACGGATGGGGAGATGGTGCTGCCAACAACGCAATAGGTTGGGGACAAGGTGCTAATAATAACATCGGGTGGGGTAAATCGCATTCATTGTCTAATGCAGGATTAACTGACATCGTAGGGCTTACAACAGACGCAGATGCACAGGCATTTATTACTGCTGCTGCAATTACAGACGCTACTCAACAAAGTGCAATTGACACACTTGTTAAAGGTTTAAAGACGGACGGAATTTGGTCAAAGATGAAAGCTATTTATCCGTTTGTTGGTGGAACTGCATCAACTCACAAATGGAATTTAAAAGACCCTAGAGATTTAGATGCTGCGTTTAGATTAGTATTCAACGGAGGATGGACGCATTCAAGTACAGGTGCTACTCCTAATGGAACTAATGGATATGCAGATACAAAGTTAGCCCCAAACGTAATGGCGCAAAATTCAATTAGTATTTCATCTTATATTAGAACAACACTTACTACTCCTCAAATATATATGGGTTCAAGTGGCGGAGGAGTTTTGACATATTTATACAATGTGGATTATCAAGCATTAAATAGTTTAGATAATTTGACTGTGAGTTCCATTGCAGGTCAAAATGGATTAATAAGCATTTCTCGTATTGCATCAAATCAGTATAAATTATTTAAAAACGGTACTGTTTTAAATACTATAAGTTCAGTTAGTTTAGCGCCAAATAGTAATGCCCTGTATATATCTGCAAGAAATAATGGAGGTGGAATTAGTCAGTATGGTAATAATCAAACTGCATTTGCACATATCTCAGACGGACTTACAGACACGGACGCAACAAAATTATACACACGAGTTCAAGCATATCAAACCGCATTATCAAGAAACGTATGATACAAGTAGCACTATTAACAGAATTAGAAAAAGACGAACTAATCGGAGTGCAATACGCACCTGATTGTTTTTACAATCCTATCCAAGATTTTTACAACGATTGGATAATTTCACTAGAAGAAGTAAACGACACGATTAATCCTGACACGATATGGGTAAAAGACCTTAACATTATTGAGTACAAACCGAAACCTACACCATCTCCGTTCTAATGAAATCAAATCTTACCTTATTAGTGTTCTCAATTTGCACAATTTTAGCACCCATTCAACCTTTAGTAATCATTGCAATTTTATCTATTATTTTAGATACGTGTTTTGGCATTTGGAGAAGCGTACGAAAAAGCGGATGGAAATCAATTCGTTCTCGTAGGCTATCTCACACCATCTCTAAGACACTTTTGTATAGTGGAGCAATCGTTTTTGTATTCCTGTTAGAAAAGTATGTTATAGCTGATATTCTTGCACACTTCATTGCTATTGATTTGGTGTTAACAAAAGCGTTTACTTTCTTCTGCGTTTACACGGAAATAAAATCTATCAACGAAAGTTACTTTTCAGTTACAGGTGTTAATGTATGGGATAAGTTTATTAAGTTTGCCAAACGTAGTAAAGAAACCTTAGAAGACCTTAAATGACATTAATAGAAAAATACGTTAAGTTCACAAAGAAATGGGAGGGAACTCTCAGCAGAGAAAAATCAGATTCAGCATCTAGCTATCCGTGTCCAACTCCTTACAAGGGAAAAACGGGATATCACACCAACGTTGGAATAACTTATAAAGCGTGGGTAAGTTTCTTTGGAACTGATAATGATGCACGTTTCTACCTGATGAATGCTGAGGATTGGTTTAAGATATTCAAAAAAGGATACTGGGATGCAGTTAGAGGTGATGCTTATAATTCACAAAACATTGCAGTATTCGTTACAGGGATGGCGTGGGGAAGTGGAGTTAAACAAGCGTCTAAGTCTTTACAAATAGCTATCAATCATTGTGGTTTACTTTGCACAGTAGACGGAATTATAGGAACAAAAACAATATTACTTGCTAATTCAATCGAACCTAAAAAATTATTTGATGCATTAACTGCTGAAAGAGAAAGATTCTTTTATGCAATCGGAGTAGGTAAAAACGCTAAATTTTTAACAGGATGGTTAAACAGGCTAAACGATTATCGCTTTACATTTCGACCTTAATTATTTTAGGTTCGTGTTCTGCTAATTATCACGTTCTACGTGCAATCAAAAAAGGATATACTTGCGGTGATACCAGCGACACAATTACTATTTCTACGATAGACTCAATTCCTTACGTTTTAAGGGACTCAATTTATTGGGAGAAGGTAATCGTTCAGAAAGATACAATCGTTCGTTACAAGGCTTATAAAGTGCCTCAAACGAGATTTCAGACACGTATTGAATACAAGTACAAAGTAAAATACATCAAAGCAGACGCTTTAAAGACGAAATACAAAAATAAATACATAACTAAGACAAAAGTTAATTGGTTATTTGTAATATTGGCATTCATTTTAGGATTCCTTGTTAGGTTATCCTTGAGTGAAACCTTTAGAGGTAGGTTACAACTTCTCACTAAACTATTCAGATGAGTAAACAAAGTAGATTCCGATTACAAGAAGACGAGATTGAAATATTAAACTCTTACAGGGCAATTAAATTAGAATCTAACGGACTAGGTTTAGACGATAAAGATGTAAAACACGGATGGTTAAAGTCTAAAAACGCTTCATTATTCTTTAAGAATCCAAACTTTAAGGAAGCTGAGGAAGTAAACTACAAGGAATTACAAGAACAAGTCTTACAAGACATCCGAGATTTTAAACCTGAATATCCTACAATTTTTAGGAATCCATCAACAGACGGACACTTGTTAGTAGTTGACCCTGCAGACATTCACATCGGTAAACTTTGCGAAGCGTTTGAAACAGGCGAGGATTACAATAATCAAATAGCAGTTAAACGTGTTAAAGAAGGAGTTCAAGGAATACTTGATAAGAGTTCTGGATTCAATATTGACAAAATCCTATTTATCGGAGGTAACGATATCTTACACATTGACACACCTAAACGAACTACTACTGGAGGAACGCCACAAGACACGGATGGAATGTGGTACTCTAATTTTCTAATCGCAAAACAATTATATGTTGATATCCTTGAAACTTTGTTATCTGTGGCTGATGTTCATTTTACTTTCAATCCCAGCAATCACGATTATACACACGGTTTTTTTCTTGCAGACGTTATACAAACGTGGTTTAGAGGTTGTGATAATATTACTTTTGATTGCTCTATTGCTCATCGCAAGGGGTACTTATATGGAAAAAATCTAATCGGTACTACACACGGAGATGGAGCTAAACACGAACACTTACCTTTGTTGATGGCTACGGAGTTTCCACACGAATGGAGCTTAAGTAAGCACCGTTATGTGTACACGCATCACGTTCATCACAAAACAAGTAAAGACTTCATTGGAGTTACAGTAGAATCTTTGCGTTCACCATCAGGGACAGACTCGTGGCATCACAAATCAGGATACGCTCACGTCCCTAAGGCTTTGGAAGGATTCCTGCATCACAAAGATTTTGGACAAGTTGCTAGATTAACTCATATTTTCTAGTATATTTGCATCTCATAGTTATTTGGTTTTAAATTAGGGGTATCGAAAGGTACCTCTTTTTTTGTCCCCAATTTATCAAGTTTACGGGACTAATAACTTGACAAATATTTGCCACTATTTGCATTTAGTGTCTTTTGTATACTTGATTACCTTTTACGTGCCACTTCAATAGTGCTACCAAAAATATGTAATACTTCAAATAACCCATCCAACATAATATTTGTTTTACCTTGTTCAATTTTACGAATCACTTTTAGTGATATACCAAATCTTTCAGAAAATTCGGGTTGAGTCATTTTAATTTGTTTTCTTTTTTCTTTAACAAAATTGGCTATTTTTAGCATATCGAATCCATCGTCATCTGATAGAATTTGTTCTAAATTAGGACTGATTAATAAAGGACTTATTAAAATACTATTTAACAAATAAGCACCATTATTTAATTCTTTTTGAATCCAATATCTTTCTCTTGTATCTATATCATCATTTATATTTAAGTATTCCAATACATCAACTATTGGACAATGTCCTATTTGTTTAAGTTCATTTACCCATTGATTAATCTTATCAGAATGACTTTGTTTAATGTGCTGTAAAGGACGTGTCATTCCTTGAGTAGATTTACCTATATAATGTATTGAATTTGTGAATGGGCATTTTAATGCGTAAATTAATCTTTTAGCTTCCATATTTATATCTGTTATAGTATAAAGATACAAAATTGAATCCAATTTCTATATATAAGCACCCTATCGGGTACGTTTTAAACCTAGTAAAACCTAGCATTTTAAAAATAATTGTAAAAAAAATGAAAATAATTGTTAAAAAGTTTGCTAGTTAAGAAATAGTATTTATATTTGTATATAATTAATTCACAAACCCAAAAACAAAACGCTATGAAAACTGCAACTTTTAAATTTTACGCAATGACTTCTGAAGGTTTAAAGTACACAATTGTTACTTGTCCATTATTAATGGTTTTAAGTAGTGGTGGTATTTTAGTTCAAATGGAAGGTAAACCACAAGGTAAATGTATTGCATCAGAAAACGTAATATCAATTAACTAATAAAAACGCTATGAAAAAACAAGAAATGATTAAAACAATGATTGCAGAAGAAAAGCAATTATGGAAAGAAATGATGGAGTGTATTGATAAACTAGGATTACACGACACTATTACAGATTTTGCAGTTGCAAGATGGTCATCTGTAAATAAATTAGTATGTAAACTTAGAGGAATATGAAAACACTAAACGAAAATCAAAAGGACATTTTAAACGTGGTTTTACCGTTTGTAGCATTTTGGGCGGTAATGACGTTCTTTTTATCTACTACACCAAACTACATTAAAGAAGATAAAATCATTGAGGACTTACCTACGCACGTTCAAAGTCCAATATTAGAAAAATACGGAGAACTAATTACTAAAAACAAATAAGATGAACAAATTTGAAATAACAGACTACACGCTTTCGGCTTTCCATATGCACTTGGAATATGTGTACGAAGAATATTGCTACGAAGTTCTTTGCGACTTTGATTGGTCGGATGATTGTACAGGACATTACACAGACTTTACTATTACACCTTTGTCGGGTACGTTTTTTCACGAAACTACAGACGAAAAAGGAAACATTGAAATCACGGACGATTATAAGCAATGGCTACAAGACAAAGTAAAGGAGTTCAGAAACCAAACGCTTTGGCTATACAATGAATCACTAGAAAAAATGCGTGATTTAGATACTGACGAAAAAGATTGGAGCTATTATGGTATTTAAACTACAAAGAATGATTAAGTTCTGGAGAACGAAGTCATCACACGAAACAATTAGAGGTACATTCAATGAGGAACTTTACCTAAGAATATGTGAAATCAAATTTAAACAACAATTATGAAAACACCTATAGATTGGTTTGTTGAAGCGACTACGCATCAGCAATCAGAAAACGATTACTTTGAATTAATAGACAAGGCTAACGATATGTTTAAAGCAGCAATTATTGAAGCTCACGGAGATAAGAAAAAAACGAAATCTAATCCTGATAGCATTGTAACTTATGGATATACTTATACAGGTAAAGATTATTACAACGACAAATACGAGAAATTATGAGCTACAAAAGAAAAGAAAACTACGAAGCATCAATGCTAGGAATCGCAGTAAGTTTAGTGCTAGGAACAGTGATAATTTTAGTATCAGGAATCATTAAATTATATACGTTATGAAATACAAACTAACATACAAAATAGGATTAGCAGTAATACAGGAATGGATATTTACTTCTAAAAGTTTATGCTATTGGAAGAAAATGGACTTAATCGAAACAGGACGTTTTAATATGGGTAGTTTTTACATAGAAGAATTTAAATTTTAAAGTTATGAAAGATAATTTAATGGACAAGGTAACGTACCTGATAGAACGAGATGGATTAAACAAACGCAATAGACACAGAGAAATAATATACAAGAAATGCTATCTAATGCACAGACTACGCAAAGAGCAGTTAACTCTTGGTGAAATAGGTTCGTATTTTAATCAGCATCACGCTTCGGTTTTACATAACATCGAAACGCATAAGAATATGAACAAGTACAACAAACACGAGTACACAACTATTATTCGTGAGTATCAGATATTCTTGAAAAACACGGAGTATTATATTGAACCAAGAGATTTAATTTCAGACGTTATGGATTCCACTAATTTGTACAAGCTCCAGAGAGTTAAACGATGGATTAAAGAAGGTAGATATAAAAATTTACAAGACGATGCAACTTTAATTGAATAAGATTCGTTATCTTTGTACAGGATTCCTTCGACAACATAAATCCTACGGTATTATTGAGCCATTTTAATGAACAAGAGGTCGGATGCTTGGGATTTAAAGTGGCTTTTTTATTGCTTAACAATTTTTAAAATGAGTAAAGAACTACCATTCTTTAAGTTTAATGCTACCGAGTGGATTACAGGTAACATTAGCTACGAATCCTTTGAACTGCAAGGAGCTTTTATTAGTGTATGTGCTGAATACTGGAATCGTAATAATCAAATGACAGTAGAGGAAGCAAAGCTACGTTTAAGAAATGCAGAAATGGTTGATTTGTTAATCTCAAAAGGATATTTAAAAACTAAAAAAAATAATTTAGTAATTTCATTTCTTGATTTAGAGAAGCAAACAATATCTGCTAAACGATTGATACTGAGTGAATCAGGACGTAAGGGTGGCTTAAGCAAGGCTAAAGCCTCGCTAAAGCAAGGCTCTAGCATTATAGATAAAGATAAAGAAGAAGATAATATATTAGTTCGCAAACAAAAGTTTGGCGATAAATTAAAACCTTTTTTGGATTCTTATGAGAAAGGAATGATACGTGAATTTTTTGATTATTGGACTGAGTATGGTGATAAAGACAGAAAAATGAGATACGAAAAACAGGCATCCTTTAACATTGAGTTGAGATTAAAAACTTGGCTAAAGAACAAGATAGAAAGAAATAAACCTAAATTTAACCTTCCAACAACAATTATAGACTGATGTACAAAAGACTCACAAACGTAAACAACGAACTTTTCGACATACGACTACAAAAAGACGTAAGAGGTAAATCAATAGGTTGGGATTGGGAAATACTTCCATACACAATCAAAGAAGGATGCACAACTTACATAGGTTCTGCTCCTGCCAGTGGAAAGACAGAGCTTTGGTTTGAGATATTAATTAACCTTTCGTGTTTACATAATTGGAATCACGTTATTTTCTCTCCAGAAACAGGAAGCAGTGCAGAGATATTTGCAGAGCTTTGTTACAAGTACGTTGGTAAACCTTACGTACAAGGACAGAACTCAATGAGTAATTCAGAGCAGATAGTTGCAGAGATGTTTATCAACGAGCATTTTATTGTTATTGATCCAATTGACGAAGATTTAACCATTACAAAGTTTTACGACTTAGTGGATGAAATTGAAAAGAAGGAAGGAATAAAAATACACACAACAACGATTGACCCTTGGAACGAATTAACTGAAGAGTTTTTACCTAGTGACTTAGGTCGTGAAGATAAATACCTAAGTAGAATTTTGGGAACTGTACGAAAAAACGCAAGAAAGACAGGAAGACATAACTGCGTAATCAATCACGTTCGTGACCAACCTATGGTAAGTTCAAAGACAATAGCAGGAACTGACATTAGTTACTTTCCTATGCCAAGTGCAAGAGACTTTGCTGGAGGACAAGTTTGGTTCAGAAAAGGACTGAGCGTGTTAATACCTTGGAGACCGCCTTTTGGATTATTAGATTCTGAAGGTAGAGGAGCTGAAAAAAATGAAGTACATTTGAAAGTTGCAAAGAGTAAACCTAAAGGCGTATCAAAAAACGGAGTATATAAAATGTTCCTAGATTTAGATAAATATCAATACTATATGCTAGATTTTAAAGGTAATCGTATATATGCTAATCGAACAAAGAAACTACCTGAACAAAAGAAGCTCACAATGACAGAACAAAAATTAAACGCACTAAACAACAAAGGATGGACATAGGATTAAAACTACTTTACATCAAAGGACTTATTCAAAAGAACATTTGGAAAGTAAAGCTAACTAGAGAAGAATTACAGGAAAAACGACCATCAGCTGCAGCATACATAAACGGAGCTAAAGACACGGAGAACGATTTAAAGCAGGTGCAGTTAGCAATTGTTGAACTTGAGACAGAACTACGATTACACGGACGAGAAATTAACAGATGTCTGCATATAAACGGAGAATTAAAGAAAAGAATTGAAGAATTAGAACACGAACTTAAACACCAAAATTTAGAATTATGAGAAAGGAACACAAACTAGTTGCACTATGTGCAGTATTACCTGTGTTAGCAGATTGGATTGAAGACCTAAACGACCAAACTGTGTTTAAACGAGATTTGAAACGTAAAGCAAATATGCTTATGCAGGAAATAAGAAGGGTAGACAACCAAGTTTTACAGGTATACGGAGAGAACCGAGAGGAAATCTACAATCAACAGGTAGACTTGCAGATTAGATTCCGTCAATTTGTAGAATCAATAATTGTAGACTGATGAAAGTAGTTTTTTATGATATCCCTGAAAAAGTGGAAGTAAGAAAAAATACTTGCGACATAAAAGAGTTTCAATTATTTTTAAAAATGCATAAAAAAATAACTATTAAAGAAATATCAAATGCTTTAAATATTTCAAAAACGGAAGTAGAACATTGGTTTAGAACTGATAATTATTTTGCTATTCCAAACAAAGATATATGGATTGAATTAAAAAATATATTAAAAATTGAATCAAATAAATATGATGCTTTTGTAACCGAATTTATAATTCAAGATGGAGTACACGAACAATCAAACCGAGTTTACGATATAAATGGAATTGCTCCAACTATAACTTCAACAGGTGCAGATATTAGAATAATATTATAAATAATAGATATGAAAAAAATTAAAGTAGGATCAGACTTCTCTGGAGTTGGTGCATTTGACCAAGCTCTAAAGCGTTTAGGGGTAAACTATGAAACTGTGTTCGCCTGTGATATGGATAAGTACGCAAGAGATACATTCATCCACAACTACGGAGAGCCAAAATACTATCCAACGAATGTTTATGACCGAGAGATTCCAACTGAGTCACTTGACATTTATATGACATCTCCTCCTTGTCAAGCATTCTCATTAGCTGGAAAGCGACTTGGTAAGGATGATAAAAGAGGTGTATTGTTTTTTAACTCACACGAATTCATTCAAGTAAACAAACCTCGCTTTTTTATATTTGAGAACGTCAAAGGATTGCTTTCAGATGATGGAGGAAAAACATTTCAAGAATGGATCAATATGTTAGGAGGTAAATCAGTAAACGGACTACCTGTGTTGTTTGCTCACGATGATGCAGTTCCTTATCACTTGTATTGGAAAGTTTTAAATGCAAAGCATCACGGTGTTCCACAGAATCGAGAGAGAGTTTTCTTGATTGGCATCAGAGATGATAAAGACAATAATTTTCAGTATCCAAGAGAAGAACATTTGATGAAAAGATTGAAAGATGTATTAGAAGAAGAGATATTTGAAAAATATTATTTGAGTGATGAACGTATTGGAACAATTACAAATGCAGAACGTGGTATTGGATGGACTGATGCAGACACAAAAAATACTGCTAATTGTGTTCTTACAGGTTACGCAAAGAATCCAACTGATGGTGAATATTTAAAAGTTAAAAGTAATTTGGAAAAGTATTTTTTGAGTGAAAAGATGTTAGAATTGATTACATTCCAAGAAAAAACGAACGGAGAAATAGCAAATCTAAACAAAGGTGGGGAACGTGGTTCTGTATATGATTCAAATACTGATTCAATAAGCTGTTTAAGTGCAACTGATTACAAACAACCAAAACAAATTTTAATAAATTCAGCAACATCTAAAGGATATGAGGAAGCAAGAGAAGGTGATTCAATAAACTTTAGTGTGCCAAATAGCGAAACACGAAGAGTAGGTAAGGGAGTAGCACAAACATTAGATACAGGATGCAATCAAGCAACAATGGATGGATTCAGGATCCGCAGATTAACACCAAGAGAATGCTTTCGACTAATGGACTTCCCTGATTCATTTACTTGGAACGTAAGCGACTCTCAAGCATACAAACAAGCAGGTAATTCAATCGTAGTTAACGTACTATACAAAATATTAAAACAATTGCCATTATGAGATGTAAAAATTGCAAACAAAAGTTTGAACCAATCAGGTTTAATATGAAATACTGCACGGAGGCAATTTGTCTTAGAGCTTTTTCTGATGAGATCAAAGCAAAGCAATGGCAAAAGACTAAGCAGAAAATGAAAGCTGATTTGGAAACCGTGCAAGACATTGTTAAGGCAGCTCAGATTGTTTTCAATAAATACATCCGTGAACGAGATAAAAACGAACTATGTATATCTTGTAAAAATATACCCAAGAAAGTAAACGCAGGGCATTTTTGGAACGCTAACAATCATTGGAATGTTCGCTTTGATGAGGACAATGTACACGTTCAATGTGAAAGATGCAATAGTTTCTTATCAGGTAACCTAATTGAGTATAGAGCAAACCTAATAACTAAGATTGGAGTAGAAAGATTCAGTCAATTAGAAGCCAAAGCAAGAGTAACTCGCAAGTTTACAAAAGACGAATTAAAAGAAATTATAAAAAAATATAAAGATTTAGTGCGAGATATGAAATAATGTTATATCTTTGTATAAACAAAACCTAATTAATTATGAAAACTTACTTTTTTATTTACGCAGATGAGCAAGGCAATGAGTTATGGATGAACGCATACGAATGCCGAAATGATTTAGAAGCAAATGAATTATCTAAAGAACTTTTTATGAATTGTATGAAAGGTGATTGTGACCACATTTACTTTGTAGGATAACAAAAACGAGGGGTGCGACTCGGTTAACGCACATATTTAAACAAATCACTATGAAAAATTTACTAAAAATTCAGGCAGAATTAAAATGTCCAAAAGGTAGCTTTAACGCATTCGGTAAGTATAAGTACAGAAGTGCTGAGCAGATTCTTGAATCACTTAAACCATTGCTACAGAAACACGAATCAACATTAGTTCTAACAGATGACATTGTTCAAGTAGGTGATAAGCTATTTTTAAAAGCTACTGCGACACTTTCTGATGCTGATAGTGTAATTCATTCAAACGGATTTGCAGAGATGAGTGAACACAAAGGAATGTCATCTGAACAATGCACAGGCACTGCATCAAGTTATGCACGTAAGTACGCATTAAACGGATTGTTCTTAATTGACGAAACAGAATCAGACCCCGATTCCAAAGACAACACTCCAGTACAACCAAAGAAACAAGCACTAGACGCTAAGCGTTTCCAAGATGCAGTTAAAGCATTAACAAACGGACAAATAACTCGTGAATCATTAGAGAGTAAGTTTCAGTTAACAGAAGGTCAAATCGATATACTCAACGCACTATGAAAGTTAGATGCTCTGCTATAGGAAAAATTATGTCAGCACCTCGCAATAAGAGTGAGGTGCTTTCACAGACTGCAAAGACATACATTCACGAATTAGTCTTACAGGATAAATACGGAATCAGAAAAGAGTTTAGCTCACGTTACACAGACAAAGGAAACGAAGTTGAAAACGAATCTATCAACTTAGTCAATGAAGTTCTGGATGTAGGATTTATCTATAAGAACGAAGAGCATTACCAAAACGAATGGATTACTGGAACACCTGACGTAAACACAGAGCAAGTTCTGTTAGATGTAAAGTCAAGTTGGGATGGATCTACCTTTCCGTTTTTTGAAACTGAGATTCCTACAAAGGATTACTACTACCAACTTCAAGGTTATATGTGGCTAACAGGTAAACAACAATCAATGTTATGTTATTGCTTAGTTGATACCCCTGAACTAATGGTTGAGGATGAGATTAGAAGAACTCACTGGAAACTTAATCTAATGGAAGAAAGCTTAGACCTAAGAGACGAGATCCAAAAGAAACATATTTTTTCACACATTCCTAAGAATCGCAGAGTTAAAGTATTCTATGTACAGAAAGACGAAGCCGTTATCGAAGCAATCAAAGAACGTGTAGAGCTTTGCCGAGAGTATTACAACACCTTAATCAATTTCCTATGACACCTAAAGAAAAAGCAACTCAATTGTACAGAGATTGTGCAGCATCTATTGATTACGACACTTATGTTGATGATGGAGTAATGTTTGCAGATATGATAGCTAGTGAAGTTATAGAAGCATTAGCACAAAATTATTGGCAAAATAAATCCTACATTGAATACTGGGAAGAAGTTAAAAAAGAAATACAAAAAATATGAACCAACTAATAGAAGACCAAATAGTAATACGTGTTTTAAGCCGATTTGCCGAACGAAGTCAAGTAGGAATAAACAAGTACAAGACAACGCTAGAAAGAACTGATTTAAGCACGTTAGAATGGCTTACACACGCACAAGAAGAAGCTATGGACTTTGTTCTTTACTTGGAACGATTAAAAGACGAATACAAAAGCCAAAAACACGAATCCATTGAAAGACAAGTTAACATTTTAAAAGATACATTAGATGAAATGATGACGGGGTTTGAATCCGAAGAAGATAGAATGGATTTTATTTTAGATATATGTAATGGTTATAAAAAAAGAACAATGCCTAAATAAACACGGATGAAAATAACAATAGAACAATACGAACACACGGTAACACACGAAGTCCCATTCAATGATGTTGACCTAGACGAAGCAATTAGGATGTGTGAAGGACTTCTTAAAGCTATTGGATATTGCTTTAGTGGTAGTCTTGAGATAGTGGATGAGTGGAAAGAGAACCTTGACTGGGAAGAACAAATCAATCAAGAATAAGTGGCAATTTTTACCACATATCTTAAATAGAAATGATAACTAAACAACAAGAACAATGAATAAAGTAAGAATAGTTAAAAGAACAAATGTAGATGGAGTTATTACTTATATTATCCAACAAAAACATTTTATTTTTAGATGGTGGTGGGTAGATGCTTGGGTTAATAATGTAGTTGACACCAAGTGTGAATTTTCTTCGTTGGAAGAGTTAGAAAATCATTTATGCTACTTTGATGGAAGTAAAACAAAGCAAGAAATATTAATAACCTTTAAACAACAAGAACAATAGTAACAATTAAATAAACATAAAATGGAAAACAAAGTAAACACTGGAGTTCTATTTAAGAACGACAAAAAAACAAATCCTAACCAACCTGATTATAGAGGTAAAGGAAACTCATTTGGAAAAGAAGTAGATATTGCTGCTTGGATTAAAGAAGGAAAAAACGGAAAATTCTTAAGTTTATCATTTAGTGAACCTTACGTAGCACCTGAAACAATGGAGCGTAAACCAATTGGAGATTCAATGGATGACGATTTGCCTTTCTAATGTACGTTGATGAGGGAGGATTGCGAAAGCAATTAGAGATGTTGCTTCGTACCAAAACACGAAACCAAATTGTGCAAGAGATAAAATCAAACACAGGAAGATTCCATCAATACCAAATAGATAAATTCTTACAAGGAAAAGATGTAACACTTTGCACGGTAATAAAGTTAGACAACTACGTTAGCCGAGAGATTTACTTAAACGATTTAGAGCCACTTTAATCAGTGGCTTTTTTATTGTTAATAACTTTTTGGCAACGTGATTAGATTTTCATCGTAAGTTTGATTAGAAATTAATCAATGGAACTACTAAACGAAATATCAAAGCAGCATAATGAATGGCTAAAAATAGTCAGGACATTTGGATGTGAGTTCCCTGAAGATGTTGTTCAAGATGCTTATTTACGGATTCATAAGTATGGCAATGCAGATAAACTTATAATCAACGGAGAGATAAACAAGTTAATTATGTGGACAATCTTGAGAAACGTATCTCACGACACCAACAAAGCTAACAAAATAGAGTTTATATCATTAGAGGATGTTTGGAATATACAAGACACCAGTGAGGATTTGGATAAGCACGAAGCATTAAGCAAGGTAGATAAGTTGATTGAGTTAGAGTCATTGACTTGGCATCATTACGACAAGATGCTATTTGATTTGTACAGAAAAACGGAACTATCAATGCGAGAAATAGCAGAAGCTACTAACATACATTACACTTCTATCTTCCATACATTAAAACGATGTAAGCAAAGACTACAAGAAGCAGTAGGTGAAGATTATCAAGATTATTTAAACGAAGATTTTGAACTAATAAAATAAAAAATGGAAAAACGAACAACAAAAAAGAAAGCAACAGGATTAGGAGATACAATCGAACAAATCACAGAAGCAACAGGAATTAAAAAGCTAGTTAAGTTTATTGCTGGAGATGACTGTGGATGTGATGCACGTAAAGTAAAGCTGAATGCCTTATTTCCGTACAATAAACCTGAATGTTTAACAGAAGTAGAATATAACTATTTAAACGAAACACAAGTATTATTTAAAAATTCAATCAAACCTTCAGAACAAGACGAAATATTAAAGATTTACAACAGAACGTTTAAAGTAAGACAAGAGCCTACATCTTGTGCTAGTTGCTTACGTGAAATCGTTGTAAAGATGCAACAAGTATTTAACGAATATAAAGACGAAGATGCCAATTCCTAAACCAACATCAGGAGAATCAGAAACAGACTTTCTAAAAAGATGTATGTCTGACAATGTAATGGTAAGTGAATACGATGCAGCACAACGCAGTGCAATTTGTCGCACCAGTTACACAGAGAAACTTGCAGGAGAAAAGATATCGTTTGATTACGATGGAACATTCTCAACTATGAAAGGATTTGATAGAGCAGTCAATCTTATTCAATCCGGTGCAGATGTGTATATAATTTCAGCAAGAGATTCAAAAGACGGAATGTTAGTAAGAGCTAATAAAGCAGGAATACTTTTCTCTAGAGTTTATGCCACTGGAAGTAACGAAGCAAAAGTTGAAAAAGTTAAAGAATTAGAAATTGCAGTACACTACGACAACAATCAAGACGTAGTTAATCAACTTCCAAACATAGGTAGACTTTTTAAATAAAAACAAATGGGGTATTATCTAGTTGACTACGGAAAAGAACTGATTGCGGAAGCAAATCTTCTTACAGACCACCTTACTGCTCAAGGGCATCACTACGTGGTTTACTTGACCAATGCAGATGGATTAATGTGCGTAGAGGAAATAGATGAGGACGAATTTTTAAACCACTTTAAAAACAACCAAAACACGAAATAAGAAATGGCAAAAGTAGGAAGACCAAGAAACCTAGATTCACCAGAACAACTAAGTGAACTATTCGACAAGTACAAAGCAGACGTAAAAGCGAATCCAAGAATAAAAAGCGTATTCGGAGGAAAGGAATTTGAAGAGAGAGCAGAGCCACTAGAAAGACCTCTAACACTAGAAGGATTTGAATTGTTTTGCTACGATGAAGTAGGAATAGTAGAACAATATTTTAAGAATACAGACAAAAGATACAACGAATTTGTACCTATCTGTACACGTATAAGAAAAGCAATACGTCAAGACCAAATCGAGGGAGGTATGGTAGGACAGTACAATCCTTCCATTACACAACGTCTGAATGGCTTAACTGAGAAAGTTGAAAGCACGATTATAACAGAGCAACCATTGTTCCCTGAGGAGTAAGTATGTTTAAAAGAACAACTGCGATAAATAAGATTCTTTCGTTAAAAAAACGGATTAAGATAATTCAAGGAGGAACATCAGCAGGAAAGACATTCGGAATACTACCTGTGTTGATAGACAAGTGTGCTAAAGAACCAAACCTAGAAGTATCTGTTGTAGCTGAATCAATTCCTCATTTAAGAAGGGGAGCGTTAAAAGACTTTATCAAAGTGATGAGGTGGACAGGTAGATACAATGATGACCGATTTAATAAGACACTTTTAAGATACGAGTTTGGCAACGGATCAGTAATGGAGTTCTTCTCAGCAGATGATGCATCTAAACTTAGAGGAGCAAGGCGTGATATCTTATACATCAACGAGTGTAACAACGTGAGCTTTGAATCTTACAACGAGCTTTCTATTCGTACCAAGAGAGAAGTATTCTTAGACTTTAATCCTGCGAATGAGTTTTGGGTACACAAAGAACTAAAAGACGAACCTGACTCAGACTTTATAATCTTAACATACAAGGACAACGAAGCTCTTGATGAATCAATCGTATCTCAAATAGAAAAGAATCGTGAGAAAGCAGCAACGTCATCTTACTGGGCAAATTGGTGGAGAGTTTATGGACTAGGAGAGATAGGAAGTTTAGAAGGCGTAATCTTTAACAACTGGAAAACGATTGACACAATACCAAGCGATGCTAAGTTGATAGGAATAGGATTAGACTTTGGATACACGAACGACCCTACCTCAGCAATAGAAATCTATAATTACAACGGACAAAGAATCATAAACGAGATTTGTTATCGTACAGGAATGGTAAACTCTGACATTGCAAAAGTGCTCCCAAATAGTGTAACAATTTACGCAGATAGCTCAGAGCCTAAATCAATCGAGGAGATCAGACGTTTCGGAAAGATGATTAAAGGCGTAACCAAAGGAGTGGACTCAATCAAGTTTGGAATAGATGTAATGCAACGACAAGAATACTTAGTTACTTCGCAAAGTACAAACCTAATCAAAGAGCTGAGAAGCTATTGTTGGAGCTTAAAGAAAGACGGAGAGAAAACAAACGTACCTATTGACCATTACAACCACGCTATTGATGCATTAAGATATCACGAGATGGAAACACTAGGTTTAAAAAAGAACTATGGACAATACAACATCAGATGATTTACCGATGATGCAAAGAGTAGTTGAAGACTACATCTATCAGCGTACAGGAAAACGAATCAGAATAGTATTTGATGACGTTATGCAAATCAGAAGACACTTCCAGATGTTGACTGCAGCATTCGACATTATCGTAGTGCAACAAAACAAGAACAAATAAGTTTATATATTATGAAGTTAGAAATCAACGTACCTTCTTCCCTAAGTGAAATACCTTTAAAACACTACCAAGAGTTTCTTAAAATTCAGGCAGATTCCAACGATGAGGAATTTGTCGCTCAGAAGATGATTGAAATCTTTTGTGGTATAACACTAAAGGATGTCGTTAAAATGAAGCTAACGAGCTTAAATGAGCTAATAGGACACTTCACAAAGTTATTTAGTGAGAAACCTAAGTTCCAAAATAGATTTAAGATAAAAGCAGGAGAAGGAGAGATTGAGTTTGGATTTATTCCTGAGTTAGAGGAGATAAGTTTTGGTGAGTATGTAGATTTAGAGAATCATCTTACAAGTTGGGATAACTACCACAAAGCAATGGCAGTTATGTATCGTCCGATTGTGAAAACACGAAAGGATAAATACGACATAATGCCTTACGAACCAAACAAAGACTTCCAAGAGTTAATGAAGTTTGCTCCACTGGATGTAGTGCTAGCAAGTTCGGTTTTTTTTTGGAGTTTAGGAAAAGAGTTATTGCAGGCTACCCTGAATTATTTAGAGAAGGAGATGAAGAAGGACAGGAAACTATCAACGACTTTTCAGAAACAACTCAATTTGCAAAACGATGGGGATGGTATCAATCAATATATGGACTCGCTAAAGGAGACGTTACAAAGTTCGATGCAATTACCGAGCTTAGACTTACTAAATGTCTTACCTATCTCGTCTTTGAAAAGCAAAAAAACGATATTGAAAGAAGACAATTTGAACGTAATTTAAAACGATGACAGGATTTTACGACATACTAAATAAGTTAAAGATACATTTCGACAATGACGAGATTGTAAACACGGTTACACAAGGTGATATCTTTCAGGTTGATTTAAACAAACAGACTATCTTTCCATTGGTTCACATAATGGTTAACAGTTCTGTTTTATCAGATAACACACAAACATTTAACGTGTCTTTAATTGCTATGGATATCGTTGATATTTCTAAGTCTGAGGTAACTGATTTATTCCAAGAGAACAATAACGAGCTTGACGTATTAAATACACAACACCACGTTTTAAACAGATGTTACCAGCAAATGCTTCACGGTAATTTGTGGGATGCTCAGTTTGTAATAGAAACAGACCCTAGCTTAGAACCATTTACAGAACGATTCGAGAATTTACTAGCAGGGTGGACAATGACATTCGATGTTGTAGTTCCTAACGATATGACTATTTGTTAATGAAGCAGAGTGAACTTCAAAAGGAATTAGACAAGTTCAAAAACTTCGTCATAAGCGAATCGCAGAAGAACTTGCGTAAGCTAGGAAAAGACGGAGGAAAACTTTACGATTCAATTCAAGCTCGTGTAAAAGCTAATCCTAATTCATTCGAGATGGAGTTCTCAATGGAGGAGTATGGAATCTATCAAGATAAAGGAGTTTCAGGTACTGAAAAGAAATACAATACCCAGTACAAGTACACTACTAAAGCTCCTCCTCCGAAAGCGTTTGATAAGTGGATAGTTCGTAAAGGATTATCACCACGAAAAAACGGAAAGTTCCAAACGAGGAAAGGATTGCAGTTTGCTTTGTCTAGATACATATTTAAGAAAGGAATTAAACCTAGTTTGTTCTTTACTAAACCATTTGAAAAAGCATATAAGAAATTACCACAAGATTTAGTGGACGCATTCGGAGTGGATGCAATTAAATTATTTAATGAATCAGTATACTTAACAAAAAAATAGATGGCAATTTTCGCACGTTCACCTTATATTCTAACAATAAACGAAGCATCACAAACTGCTACACAAATTCAAATATTTCTTTGGAACGGAAATAGTACGTCAATGCCTGCTTCTCCTGCTTATACACTAAGTAAGCAAATACCTTCATCAACTGCACCTTCGACTTACTACGACTTATCACCTTACATTCGTGAGTTTATTAATCACAATGCTTTACAAAACATCACAACAACAAGTGCTGCTAATCCATCTGCTCAATGGTGTTGGGTAGGAATCAAAACATACAAAAAAACTACAGGTTCATTTGTTCAGTTTGGTTCAACGCTTACTTACAGAGCATACGAAGGGTACGGAAATTATACGGACGGAGCAAATCCTAACTTATTTAGAGTTCACTTAGATCAAGGAACTTACAACTATTATTTAGATGGCAGCGGAAGTTACGGACACATCACAATAGAAAACATTTCAGGAGATACAATTAAATACACTAACTTAGTTTCAGGTGCAACTAATACTTCGTCTTTAGGAGCTTTAAACGTGCTTGACTATCCTAGAGTATTCTCATCATATTTAACTGCAGGAAACAAAGTAGAAATCATCAACGCAGGAACTACGGTATGGACTGCAACTTTTCAACCTAAAGCAGAATGTAAATACACACCTGTAAGATGCGACTTTGTAAATAAATACGGAGCGTGGCAAACTGAGTGGTTCTTTAAAGCGAGCAACAAATCTATCAACGTTGAAAACACGGAGTACAATTTAATGCCTGCAACATATCCTTCTTACGATGTTTTAGAAGGTCAAAGAAAAGTCTTTAACACAAACGCAAAAGAACAGATTAAAGTAAATACCGATTGGGTAAACGAAAGCTACTCAGAAGTCATTAAACAACTAATGTTAAGCGAAAGAATCTTACTAGACAAATCACCTGTTAAGATAAACACGAAATCAACTGAGCTTTTCAAAAGTATCAACACACATATGATTAATTACCAACTAGACTTTGAATACGCTTACGACACAATTAACTCAGTAGTGTAATGAATAGAAAGGTACAAGTATACATCGAAGGACAAAGACTCGAACTATTCAACGATGAACAGATTCAGGTAACATCAACGCAACAGAACGTAGCAGACATTTCAAAGACTTACACGGACTTTTCACAGAGCTTTACCGTTCCTGCTTCTGAGATAAACAATGCTATCTTTCAACACTTTTACCAGAGTGATGTAGATGCGAGTATCGACCACAACCTAAGAAGAAACGCATTTATAGAAATTGACTTAACTTTCTTTAGACGTGGTAAAATTCAGATTGAAAAAGCGAACCTAAAAAACGGACAAGCAGGAAGCTACTCATTAAGTTTTTACGGAGAAGGCAGAACGTTATTAGATTACTTTGGTGAGGACTTGCTTTCTAATTTAGATTACACAAGTTTAAACCATTCCTATACAGGTGCGGAAGTAAAGACGAGGGTAACAAACTCTACGAATACTTACGATGTTAAATATCCATTAATTAGTTCTAAGAGAATTTGGACTTGGACAGGAGAGGCACCTACTACAATTACTCCTAGTTGGTTAACTATATCAACGGCTGCTGCTAATGACATTCAAAAAAACGCAGGACACATTCATTATACAGAGTTGTTTCCTGCAGTTAGAGTTAAAGAAATATTTAGAAAAATATCAGAAAAATATCAAGTAGATTTTTCGGGTACTTTTTTAAGTGATGAAAGATTTACTAAACTTTTCTTGTGGTATAAAAATAGAAACGAGTTTAACTTTGTAACTGAAGCACAAACAATCACATTTGATGCACTAACAACTTCTTCAAACCCTGCTACTGATTCATTCAATTTAACAGATGATTCAATAAGAGTACAATATCAAAATCTTGCGTCTGCTCACACAATTATTGTTAATGTTATTAGTTTAACGGGTAGTGTTGATTACACTTTGGATGTATATCAAAACGGAAACCTGTATCAAAGTATTCCATTTACTACAACTGGAAACATAACTGCTGCATCTGTTTTTAATGTAACAGGATTAGATGATACATATACTTTTAAAGTCAAATCTAATTTAGCAGCAACTGTTGATTTCACAATTAATTATACAATAGTTTATCCTACTCCTCCATCAGTAACTATTGATTATGGAGCAGTAAGTTGTAATGCCGTAACCTTAACTGCCATTACTGATTTAGCTTCTTATTCCCCTGCGATGAAGATAAGTGATTTCTTTAGTGGAATCCTTAAGATTTTCAATATGACTTGCTATGCAATCACGGAGAATAACTTTCAAATAGAACCACTAGACGATTGGTATTCAGCAGGAGCAATAGTTAACATATCAAAATACACAGACGTAAATTCTATTGACGTTGACAGAATGAAACTCTACAAGAAGATTACGATGAAATACCAAACATCAGAATCATTCTTAAACAAGCAGTTTAGTCAATTATTTATGCGTGAGTACGGAGATACAACATACCAATATAGCTACGATGGAGATGAGTTTACTTTGGACGTTCCTTTCGAGAATTTGTTACAGACTAAATTTACAGGTACGGATTTACAAGTAGGTTACTCACTTAATAACGAGTTTGCTCCATACGTTCCTAAACCTGTTTTACTTTATCAATACGATAATAAGACAGTTGATTTTCACTTTAATAATGGAACAACAACTACTAACATAACTAACTACACACCATTCGGACAAGACTTATTAACGAACTTAACAAACTACACGTTAAACTTCGCACCTGATATTAGCACAATGTTAAACGTACCTGTGCAACAAACTTTGTTCGGAACATATTACTTTAGTTACTTATACAATCTTTACAACCTAAAACAACGACTAGTAAGTTTAAAAACTATCCTTCCAATTAGTTTACTTACGGGTTTACGTTTAAACGATAGATTAGTAATCAGAGATAAACGCTACATCATTAACTCAATGCAATCTAACTTAACTACTGGAGAAGTAAACTTTCAGTTGATATTAGATTTCAGACCAATACTAAACTTGACTCAAATTCCTTACGTTGGAGTTGCAGGTGGAACTATAAAAGTAGCAATCAATTTGATTAACGATGCTGTATCTACTAAAATAGGAAGTACAGTTGGAGGAGTAACAGTTTCTCCTAGCACTACGACTACAAGCCAATTTGTTGATGTTACATTACCTGCAGGAAAAGACGGAGATATCTACCCTTTAGAAGTAGAGTACACATTAATCAACGGAGATATAGAAATTCAAACCATAAACATTATACAAAGATGATAAAGAACATAATCGCAATGCTTACCATAGATAATTTCTACGGAGTATCAGAGAACATCGACATAGCAAAAGGAAAATATGTATTGACACATTCCTTCCGTAAAATGACAAGACAAGAGATAAGAAAAAACGCAAGAAAAAAAGTTAACTGATGGCTGAAAAGAAAGTAATAGAATTAGACTTACAAACAAACTTAGGAAGTCTTAAAAGCCAATTAAAACAAGCTCAGGCAGATGTTCAGATTTTATCAGATAAGTTTGGTGCAACATCACAAGCAGCAGCAGAAGCAGCTAAGAAAGCAGCAGATTTAAAAGATAGAATCCAAGATGCAAAAGCGTTAACAGACGCCTTTAATCCTGACGCTAAATTTACTTCTCTTACACGTTCTCTTGGTGGAGCATTAGATGGATTCCAAGCGTTTGAAGGTGCATTAGGTTTAATTGGAGTTGAATCAGAAGACCTACAAAAAACGTTATTGAAAGTTCAGTCAGCAATGGCATTTTCTCAAGGTATTCAAGGAGCATTAGAAGCAAAGGATTCATTTATTCAGTTAGGTTCAGTTGTAAAGAATACATTTAGTGCAATGACTACTGCATCTAAAGCATTTCTAGTAGGTGGTATTGGTTTGATTATTGCAGCAATTGGAATAGTTGTAGCAAATTACGATGATTGGTTTGGGGCATCTAAAAAAGTAGCGGAGCAACAAAAAGTAATCTCAGAACAAGCAAAAGAACAACGTCAAAATATTGCTAAGGAATCAGGTGAGTTTGCTACATTAATATCTAGACTTAAAAACACAAACGAAGGAAGTAAAGAACGTGCCGATTTAATTAAAAAGATTAACGGACAATACGGAACTACTTTAAAAAATATTAAAGACGAAGCTAAATTCCAAGAATCGTTAAACAAAGAATTAGC